TCCCCTCTTTACCGGCTGCACCCGGTCACTCTTTGAAAATACAGGTCCCGCAACCATTGCGGAACCAGTCACAACAACTACCACATCGGTTTACTTTTTTATTTTCGGATCCTCCTGCTGCGGTGCTGCTTTCACCATCGCCGCCCAGCACCATTTGGCACGCAGTGCAGCCTGCTCACATCCGCTCATAGCCTCATATGCCTCCCATGCATCCGGGTCGCGAAACTCTTCGCGTAGCTCTGCCTCAAAGCCGTTAATAATCATGTCCTCTGTTGGAATGATCGGCACCAGTGCATAACCATCCGGCACTACCGGTGCCAGTGCCGAGGTAATATCACGAGTACGGCGAAGCTCCAGAACAGCAACCTGAACTGCATAAGCGAAGTTGGCAGAAGGGAAATTGCGATCAACTTCAGCATCACGCTGCATACGAACTGCAACAGTCATCAATTCGTCCAGTTGTTCGCCGGTCATTGGTTTACTGGTTGTCATGATTCGCCTCTTGCTGAAGTTTGTGCTGCTTAACGAAGTGGGCCACAGCCTTTGACTGGCTGGTGACTACACCGTTGAGATTCACATTTTTGCCGCGATAGATTGGAGCCGACCCGATTTCTTCTCCACCGAGGGAAACGTAAAGGATTTTCCCGCGTACCTCAGCGTAAGGGATTGGCTGAGACAGGCGGTAGGTTTCTCGTGCCTCAGCAATCGCTTTGTATTCGTCGATAATGGACAGAGCCTCAGCCAGTGCCGCACCCTGGATAGTGAAAACACCTTCGTCACTGATCTCTGCCTGGGCCATCAGTTCAACAAAACGACGCGCATTCCTGATGCTGATTTCTGGAGCGATAGCGCTGCGGGTAACCTTTGTTTTACCTTGGGCAGCTGCTACAGCTTTATCGTGCTGCAGCACCTCGCCAGCCTTTTCGCCGTACTCTCTTACGCGATCGACTGCAACATCCACTGATACGGCCCCGGATTTCACTTCCTGCTGAACGTCATAATTTGCGGTGCTGAGCGTCAGTAATTTTTCAACCGTACCGACTGACTTGTTGACCAGCTTTGCGATCTCGTTGGTGGTCTGGTTAAAGGCGTTATGCAACTCCTGAATAACCGCAGCCTGCTCAATATCAGAAAGTGGCAGTTGGTTATTGCTGGTCATGATGCGAGCGAGGCGCTGAACATCGTTACCGTTGAACGGCATGATGTGAATTCGGTCGACGGGTTTACCCGCGGTGCGGCAACGCTCATAGCAACGGCGACGGCGATGACCTTCAACGACCCAAACACCACCCTCATCACGTGCGATAACTTCCAATGGAGGAACCGAACCACCATTCATCAAATAGGTAAACAGTTCGTCGTCTGCCTGGATGGTGCGTTCATCGTCGTCATGACGCTTATTGAAACCTGCGCGAACGTGGATATCGTCGAGGCTGATGAACATTCCAGTGTCGGTACGCTTGATTGTCCCGTCGCGGGACATCTGCTTGAATGAGTTAGCCATTAGAGAGCCACCTCTTTATTTACACAAACGGCAACAGAGGGCAGTTCACGTAATTCCCGCTGCGCTTCCAGTAAGTGCATATTGGTTGGTGTTTTGGTGAACCGCTCTTCGAGGCGATCACACTCTCTGGCCCAGCTTGTTACGTCATCACGAAGAGTAGCGTTCTGTGTGGCCAGCTCTTTGCGCTGTGCCATCGCTTCACAAAGAGCGACACTGGTATAGTCCAGTCGGTTAGCCAGTTCGGTCATGATCCCGCGATAAGCCGGGGGAAGGAGAGGGGCTGCTTGACGGGCAGCATCGATCAATTGTTCTCTGGTCCTGCGTGGTTTTAACTGGGTAATGGTCTGTTTATAGGTCATGGATAGTTTCTCCGTGTAATATGCGCCCTGCACAGCGCGAAAATTCAAAAATATAACTAAAGATATTTCTATGTTTACCGATTATATTTTTGAATTGTTTTGTTGTTTAAAGCATCAATTAAGGAGACGTTTGTGGCTAAAGAAAAACTTGAAATACCTTTTGAGGGAAATGATCAATACTATGAAGGCATTCGTGGTCTAATGATTAGTTCTATGTGTTCAGTACCAGGCGTTATCCTTTATGCTGCATTGTTGGGAAAGTTAACATGGGGTAATTTTAGCTTGGATACAATTATCATATTGCTCGGCTGGGCACTCGTATGTTTTTTTCTATGGATTGTGTCTTTCAAAAGAACTAATAGGGTATTGATTTCTTTTACTGATCCTACACCTCGGCCAAGGGTGGCGGGTTTTTTCTTAATTCTCCTCTACATTGTTATTGGAACCTTTTGTGCTCTGATGTTCGATACATTGACGATGTTAGACGACCCCCTAACTACTATTGAGGGTTTTTGGAAAACATTTAAAGCATTTCTTATTACTGCGGGATGTCTATTTACTTTCCTGTTAATTTTCAGTAATTACGCAGTAAATAAGGTTTCCCCATTAAAAGCTTAAAATAGCTAATTATTAAAGAGCTAAGCGTCCTTGGGCGCTTTTTTATTGAACACATCCTCGTCTCTTCCGAGGTGTCACACCTAACCGCCACGCTGGTGAAGCGACCCTGGCATAGTTCGTGCCTGGCTTGCACATTCCGGCTACCCGACATGGAAAGTAGCAATAAAGGAACCCTGCCGGACCGCTGCGACACATGTGCCATATGCCGTACTGAAAAAGTGCCTGTCTTTTCACCACGTCAGGCTCGGTGGTATTCTTGGAGTTCTCACACAACCAAGAAATTGAAAATCATGAACAATCCGTTATCCAATCTTCAGTTGGATGTTTGGTACAAGGTGTTGATCGTCATTTGCACGGTCGTATTCCTCTCTACTGCTGGCGGACTGCTACCAAAACTTCCCACTAACTCCGCGCTTCTTATTTCTCTTGGCGGCGTATTTTTTTGCTGTGGTGAATGGAAAAACCATCCACGACACACAGTGGTTGAAGAGGCAATGGGCCAGAGATTTCTTGGCACTGGTTTCAAGCGCGCATTCAGTATCACCGGTACGATTCTTTGCTTGATTGGTGGATACCTGATCTACAGAGGAATCATGCCACTTCTCTAAATCACAACCGCACTTAGGGCACTTGCTATAAACAGGGCTGAACTTCATCCCTTCAGGGAGAGCAATCATCTTTCTGTTTGCGCTTGTGCTCATTCTGCTTACTCATAGAATTGTTGTCGATGTATTGAATATACAAAACGTATTCATTGTAGTCAATACGATTTGTATACAAAAAATGGAAGGTAACGTTATGTATCTTTCTTGAGCTAAAGAGAGGGATAGTCGCGGTTCGGTGTTCAACTATTCGGGAGAGTTGTCGAATACGATTTTCGAAACCCAACCAGACGGTTGGGTTATAAGGAATCTTTAGATAAGACGTAGCTTGGTTTCAACGCCAACGCCTATAATTCTACAGTTGCCGTTGATCGGCACTAGAGGCCATTGGGGATTAAGTCCCTTCAAATACTTTTGACCACCATCAATAATTAATTTTTTAAAAGTGGCTTCGTTTGTATCTGAAAGTTTTGCAACAACCAGGCTTCCGTTTACTGGTTCTCTGCCCGTGTCAAACAAGACAAACGTACCCTCAGGAACGCTCAGCCCGACTGGCGCGGTCATAGAGTCACCTTCCACTTCTAGCCAAAAGGCATCTCCCTGGATGTGAGCATCTGACTCAAGCCATTGGTCAATATCTTTCAGGGTATAAGCTTCGACGGCTTCACCCCAAGCTCCTGCCTTGACGCTACTTAACACCGGATATTTCTTGCCAGGTTTATAGCGGCCCACATACTCAACATCCCCTTTAAGAGTCTCATCCATGATTAAGCCACCCGCTCCAACGGAAAAATTTTTCTTACCTAGAAACTCAAGGATTCGCGCGATCTCCCCCAGGCTGGGTTCACGCCGGGCATTCAGCCAATGGCTTACTGCACCTTTGGTGATACCAAGGTGTTCAGCCAGCTGTTCTTGAGTTACCCCCTGCTTTTTCATCAGGGTTTTAGCCAAGTCGTACCATTTCATAGTCATACCCAGATAATACAACTTGTATACTTTTAATCGAGGCACAAAACGTATATCTATCTTGCGAATTAAAGATACAAAATGTATATTCTAATTGTGAACAGGAGAGCGAAATGAATAACCTTCGAGCAATTAGAACCAAGTTAGGCATCACTCAGGGGCACTTAGCAGATGTCCTTGGAGTGACAAAAGGCGCTGTTTGTCATTACGAAAACAGCAAGAGAAAAATGAACATCGATCAGTGCCGCGCCATCGTTTCTGCCCTTAATCATTTTGGCGCAAATGTAAGTATCGATGATGTTTTCCCACCGCTGCAATCTACCGAACCAGCGGCCTAAAAATAACTACCAAAGGAAAAACAAAATGGTAGACAGCATAAACACAGCGATTCGCCTGATGTGTAAGGCACATAAAAATGGTCGTGTCGGCATGGCAACCGATCTAGGCATGACCATCGATCAGTTTCACAACCACATGTATCAGAAGTGCAATAGTCGTTTTTTTACCTTTGCTGAAATCGAAAAGATGCAGTCAATTTCGAACACCTCTCATCTGGCTGAGTACTTTGCAGCACGCTGCGGAAAACTGCTGGTGGACATTCCTGCCCCCGATAGCATCGATAACGTCGATTTGTATGAGATCGATATGAAGGCGACAGCAGCTGCTGGTGAGCTGGCTTACGCGAAGATGGCTGCGGTAGCTGATGGAGTGATTGATACGAAAGAACACAAGACCCTGTCTGATTTGTTCAATAAGAAACTGCGTCACCAGATTCATGGCTTCTTAGGATTTATGGCTCTGTACGGGGCAGGGATATCGGATCAGGCAGTAGACGTATTTGTCTCAACCGGCAGAAAAGGTGACGCCCCGAGTGTGCAGCTCGAGGCGTCTGGTGCGCCGGTTCTTTAAGTGGAGAAACTAACGCATGAACAGTTTAAACCGATTCAGGCCAGCTAAGCAATTTAGATGCCTTCCGCTGGTGGGTAAGAGCGTCCCGTTCGGCTATGTGGAAATAGTACCTGGGGAGAACGGAGACAACAACTACCAGCCATGTGCAGGAATGGTAGCCGCATTTGCTCTGATGAACGAGAAGGGTCGCGAAGAATGGCTGAAGTTGACCGCAGGTTCAGAGACCAACGAGGTATCCCGGTACGGGTTATCCGGTGGGAGCCAGATTCCCGACGCGTTATATACCTTCGCGAAGGTTACGAACATGAGTGCTTCAGCCCTCTTGAGCAATTCCAGCGCAAATTTACAGAGTTAAAGGACTTTCATGAGCCTGTTAATGCCATCCCGGCCAATTGTGATAAACCCTGACCTTGCTTACAGCATTGGCCTCAATGAGGCGATTGCGTTGCAGCAGGTAAACTATTGGCTCAAAGAGACAAACTCCGGTCTGGAGCGCGACGGCGTGCGCTGGATTTATAACACCAACGAGCAGTGGCTGGAGCAGTTCCCGTTCTGGTCTGAGTCCACTCTGAAGCGCACCTTCACCCGCCTGAAGACCCTCGGCGTGCTCAAAATTGAGCAGCTAAACAAGTCCCAGCGCGACATGACGAACTACTACACGATCAACTACGAAAGCGAGCTTTTAGACGAGGTCAAAGTGACTAAATCCAGGAGTTCAAAATGCGCTCTTCCATCAGGTCAAAATGAACCAATGGATCAGGTCAGTGTGAAACGCTCCATCGGGTCAAAACGAACCGCTGTCATCAGGTCAAAATGCACTGATGTTCTTACAGAGAATACAACAGAGATTACTACAGAGAATAAAACCCCTTCTTGTCCGGTTGCGTCGCAACCCGACCGTGACGTGCTGATCACCGATCAGGCGAAACAGGTTTTGGTTTACCTGAACCAGGTCACCAATTCCCGTTACCAGGTTTCAACCACCTCGCTGCAAAACATCCGTGCCCGTATTGGCGAAGGGTTCACCGTGGAAGAGCTGTCGCTGGTGGTGGACTACTGCAACGCCAAGTGGGGCGATGACCTGAAGATGTCCGACTACCTCCGACCGCAGACGCTTTTCCAGCCGTCGAAGTTTCCAGGCTACCTGAAATCAGCAAACGGCTGGCACAAGGCTAATCGTCCGGCACGAGTTAATGGGGAGTGGGTACGCGAAGACGGTGTATTCCGTTCCTCGTTCCAGGGCACCGATTACAGCAAAATTCCTGCAGGTTTCAGAGGGGCAAATTCATGAGCCTGAAGAAATACGCACTGATTTACGCCGATCCAGCCTGGGAATACGGGAACACCATAAGCAATGGTGCGGCTACTAACCACTACGGGACCATGAAGCTTATCGACATGAAGCGTCTTCCTGTCTGGGAGCTGGCTGCCGAGGATGCTGTTCTGGCTATGTGGTTCACCGGCACCCATACCCGCGAGGCTATCGAACTGGCTGAGGCGTGGGGCTTTAAAGTCCGAACCATGAAGGGTTTCACCTGGGTGAAGTTCAACCCTCTGGCAGAACAGCACATCAACAAAGCGCTGGCATCCGGCAATGTTGAGGACTTTTACGACTTCCTCGATCTGCTTAACGGTCAGACGAAGATGAACGGCGGCAACTACACCCGAGCCAACACCGAGGATCTTCTTATCGCCACACGTGGTAAGGGTCTGGAAAGGCTGAGTGCCAGCGTGAAGCAGGTTATCTACAGCCCACTGGGTGAGCATAGCGCGAAACCGGAGGAGGCCCGCTTCCGTCTGGAGAAGCTTTACGGTGACGTTCCACGCATTGAGCTATTCAGTCGTTGCGGCGCACCTGGCTGGCACCACTGGGGTAATCAGGCCGAATCATCTGATGTTGAGCTTTTGCCTGGCTGGGTGGCGTCGATCAGCAAACCGGAGGAACGTGCAGCATGAAACTTTCAGCCGAGCAGGAAAATGCAGTCCGCGATGTTGCGCGCCGCTGCATCCGGGAGATAAGAGAAGCGCTTAAACAGAAGCCTAAACCAAGCTGGAATACTGCTGTTCCGCCGATCCTGAAGAAGTATCACGAGCTGGTGAAGCCAATGGGCGTAACCCTGGTGAAGTTTAACAGTGAAATTGGACGCCTGAACGGGCGCTATGGAGTGGAATCATGATCGGATTAACACCACGTCAGAGCGAAGTGCTGGATGCCATCAACCTCTACAAAGAGCGCACAGGGTTTCCGCCAACGATATCAGAGCTTACTGGTTTGATTGGCTGTTCATCAGGAAACACTGCTGCAGGCCATGTGAAATCACTTCAGAAGAAGGGTTACATCTCCGTTGCGCCTGGCGCGGCGCGGGGAATAACCGTCCTCAAATCTGAATGTGATATGGATGCTGCATCGATCATCAAGGCGCTTGTTAACGGTGAACAGGGTGCCAGAGAGATTGCAGTCGCCTGGCTGGAAGAACGCGGGGTTAAACCATGAAGCTGATCCTTCCTTTCCCACCAAGCGTTAACACGTACTGGAGAGCGCCAAATAGCGGCCCGCTTAAAGGTCGGCATCTCATCAGCGCAAAGGGCAGGGCATACCAGAGCGCAGCATGTGCTGCCATCATTGAACAGCTTCGCCGCCTTCCGAAACCGTCAGCGGCAGCGGCAGCGGTAGAGATCGTCCTCTATCCACCAGACGCGCGCCGCCGTGATATCGACAACTACAACAAGGCGCTGTTCGACGCCCTCACTCATGCTGGCATATGGGAGGACGACTGTCAGGTAAGACGAATGCTGGTGGAGTGGGGACCGCAGGTACCCGGTGGAAAGGTTGAGATATCTATCTCCAGTCATGAGCTTAAGACGGAATCGAGACCATGAGGGCATTACTGACACCTGAGATTGCCCCCATTGCCGGGGTCGTGCTCTTTCGCCCCGGTAGCGAACTGATGTGGTTGTTCCGTCAGGGGCGCGTTGTGATCGAAACTCCCGGCGAGCAGCTGGCAGACATGCCTTCCGGAGCTTTACCACAATCCCACCAGCCGCTGGCTGGGGATGCCAGTTTGCTGCCTGTTTTCGAAAACGCCAGGGTGATCCAGCGTGCTGGTGGTCTGGCTGTTCTTGATGCCTGGTTGATGAAAAAACGAGAATGCCAGTGGCCTCATAACGACTGGCACGCGGACGAATTCACCATCATGCGCCACGAACCCGGCAGTATTCTCCTTTGCTGGGGATGTGATAACCAGTTGCGTGATCAATCCACTGAAAGGCTGGCAGGCATTGCCCGTAAAAACCTGGTATCCTGGCTGTTGAAGACCGTAAGCGGTCAACTTGGCTTCAGTGAAGAACATTTGCTTACGCTGCCAGAGTTCTGCTGGTGGCTGGTAAAGAACGGGCTGGCAGATGTTATCCCGGAAAGTATGGCAATCAAGGCTCTGAGGTTGCAGCCTGAACCCATGCAATCTGTAATGCGCGAAAGTGATATCACCCCATCGTTACCAGCTGTAGAACTGATCCAGGAGAAAGCAAAAAAGATAGTGGCGGTGAAGGTTGCTCCAGATACCCCGGAATCCTTCATGCTCAAGCCGAAGCGCCGCCGCTGGGAAAATGAGAAGTACACCCGTTGGGTTAAGACGCAGCAGTGCATGTGCTGTAACAACCCGGCAGACGATCCCCACCACCTGATAGGCCACGGGCAGGGTGGAATGGGTACAAAGGCGCACGACCTGTTTGTGATACCTCTGTGCAGAGAGCATCACGACGAGTTGCACGCTGGCCCTGTGGCATTTGAAGCGAAATACGGCGACCAGTTAACGCTGCTGTTTCGTTTTTTAGATCGTGCGCTGGCAATCGGCGTATTAGCATGAACAGTGGAGATAACATGCGTGATATTCAGATGGTTTTAGAACGCTGGGGCGGGTGGGCTGCGAGTGATAGCTCAGGCGTTGATTACTCGCCGATCGCAGCTGGTTTTAAGGGACTGCTTCCCCAGACTAGTAAAACGCGCCTGTCCTGTTCTGACGATGACGCCCTTGTCATTGAGGGCTGCCTGGCTCGATTGCAGAAGAAGAAGCCCTATGAGCATTCGCTGTTAGTTGCTCATTATCTTTATGGTATTTCTAAGCGAAAGATAGCTAAAGCACGCAAGAAGGATGAGAAACTTATTCGTATCGAGATTCAGATGGCCGAAGGATTTATAGATGGTTGTCTGAGTATGCTAGATGTCAAATTAGAAATGGAAATTTATAAGTAAACAATATTTGAGCCCATTTATTTGGGCTCTTTATTCATGCTGTCTAATAAATCCTTTTTTCTTTTTTCGTTCTCAGCCCTGTGTATTAAAATGCTTTTGAATCTCTGCGCTTCATCAATGTTTGATTTAATAAAGAAGAATGAATATAGAGAAGACAAAACCATACCACCTATTATCATAAAAAATGTAGTAAAATATTGTGATGAGGTGCTGATGCTAAAAAAACCGACTGCGACAATAACTGCCGAGATCACGTGATAGCAAAGAATAAACGTAAGCCTTCTTTTTTTAATCTGGATAATTGGCCTAAGTCTTCTCAGTTCGTCTGAAGTCAATGAAGGGTGCTCATCAGCTTCTGGTAATTTAAATAAGGCTTGTACGCAATAAGATGATGAAAAGAGTAAAAGAGTGATAATGATCCATGGAGTTGGAGCCGACGTTAAAGTAGTGTTGGTAAGGACGAAATAAAAGGAAGCAAACCCAACGATGAAGGCTAAAATGAAAGTTATTAAAAAAAATCTAATGCTCATTTTAGCCTCCTTTAATAGTTATTATTTTGGCTCTACTTCTCCAGAACCAATCTTGGAGTGTAACCATTTGTGCATCTGTAAATATAGATGATTTTCATCTATAAGTCCATCGTTATATTGAATGCTGATAGAGCCAGAAAGTTTAAGATCGCCCCCTTTAATTGTACCACCGCCCTTAAGCGATATCTCAATATCATCTTCGTCCATGTTGCGAAGAGAGGTTGCTAAGGTATCCATAAGCAACTGGCCATCTTTATTAGTTTTTCTGAAATAAGTGATTTCTAAGTTCACTTGAAGATTTGCATCGTCAAGCGAATCCTCTAGCTTTAAGTCTTTGAACCAGTCTTCACCAAAAGCTGCTTTTAAAATGCTCCCACCTTTGCCGGCAGGCATAAATTTCATTTTTCTTACTTGCTGTAAGGATGGAGATAAAGAGCTTGCGGATGAGGATTTAATGTGCACTTGCCCACTTGTATCTTTGCTCTTAACAGGAACACTTCCCAGATTTATTTTTCTAACTGGATTGGATTCAAGTTTTTGGATTGTTTCCTCAGTGGGTTTATCTTTCAAAATAAGAACGCTATCAGGAGAAAATGAATTTCCAAAACTATGAATTAACCAGTTTAAATGTATCTCAAGGTCTTTTGCCCTGAGGGAGCTTGATTGAACAATGATTATGTGATTTTTCAAAACCCCGAAATACAATATTGAATCGATAAACTCTCGTTTAATTTTTTCTTTTTCATCTGCGGTTATACCTTCATCCGCTTCCAGTTTAATCTGCTCAGAAGTAATCGCGTTAATGTCATAGAAATCAACGTCGTCGCTTATTGTCATCAGCGTCTGGCTTTTACCCTGTTCAAAAAGTATCAATTGACCAAACAATATCGTTTGAAAGGTACTGCTTCGGTTGATCAGTCGATATCCACTTGTACTATCAGAGGGAGAAATTTGCTCACGACGCAAACCAACCTTTGCAGCCGTTCCATCAGCAGAGATTATTGATTCTAGTATCGACTGCAGGTCAGCATTGCAGTTCGCGATTGCAGCCCTTTTGTAATGAATGGCTTTTTGACGGCTTTGTTTTTGCATCCACAATCCTTAACGGAATTCTTAACATTTAACTCCATACCATTACACAGATGCATACCTGAGCAAGGGAAATGGGTACCTTTGGCTAAACGATATAAGAAAAATAAGTAAAAATCATTAACGCGGTCCGCATTTTATAGATTACTGTGTTAAGGGTGGTTTCTACGCCACTGACTTAAAACGATTTTCAAACCTCGCTCCGGCGGGGTTTTGTCATTTTAGAGGCTGCCTACGGGTGGCCTTTTTTGTTTCCCCTCGTACTGAGAGGACTCACGGCAATAAGAGCTGGCTAAATGTCTGATCCGTTTTCTGAGGCGGACGACGAATCTCATCTTGCCGAGCTAAGTATGGCTACAGGCATACTTAAGAATTTCTAACCTCAGCCTGAGTTCACATAGCTACACTCCCATTAGTAAAAGGGAGGGAAAGCTATGAAAGAAGGTTTTTACTGGATACAGCATAATGGCAGGATTCAGGTTGCCTACTACACCAAAGACGAAACCGAAGACCTCGAAACGGGCCGAACCATAACGGGTGTTTGGCATCTCACGCAAGGTGATGCCATCTGCCATAATGGTGAAGCAGAATTAATCAGTGGGCCGCTGCAACAACCAGTGTGAGCATCCATAGCTAATTAGCAGTCAACCGTTATCTATATCATCGCGCGCCACTGGCCTCGTCGCCAATGGACGGCGGTAAGTTGGAATTATCCGCGAGGTCAGTCCAACCAATCTAAGCCTCGGCATCCAGCCGGGGCTTTTCTATTTCAGGCTCCTGGAAACCCCCATCACTCGTCTTGTCGTTAATTCATCCGGAGAGCCTGATCCTTTCAACACAACACCCGCGAACCAGCGAGGTGAGAGAAATGTCCCGTATGAGCAAACTTGTCACCGGAGTCGCCCTCGGCACCTCAGGAGGAACCATCCTGAACGGCGTCCTCACAAAACTGAGTCCTGACGAATGGAGCGCGATCGGCGTACTGGCAGGTATTGCCGGGATAATCGTTACAGGACTCATTAACTGGTATTTCAAACGCAAGGTCGCCAATGCGCAGGTTAAGGCGCTGGAGAAATACGGCCCGGCGGTGAAAGTTGGAGAAGACTGATATGCCAATGACCAGCAGCCTTCGCAATAAACTGATCGCCGCAGCTGGTGGCGGCGCAATGCTGATTGCCTCGCTGTTCCTCGGTGGGCAGGATGGCGTAGAAGGGCGAAAGTACGAAGCTTATAAAGATGTCGCCGGGGTGTGGACTGTCTGCGACGGCCATACTGGTGGGGATATCGTCAGGGGCAAGACTTATACCGATCGCGAGTGTGACCAGCTGTTGTGGAAAGACCTCCAGCCAGCAAAGCGCACGGTAGACAATCTGGTCAGGGTGCCGCTGGGCGAGTATCAGCGCGCCGCGCTTTACAGCTTTGTTTTTAACGTTGGTTCTGACGCGTTCTCTAAGTCCACGCTTCTGCGCAAGCTGAACAAAGATGATCACGACGGGGCGTGCGAAGAAATGCGCCGTTGGGTTTACGCTGGTGGCATGAAATGGAAAGGCCTCCAGAACCGGCGCGAGATGGAGCGCAGCATGTGCCTGGCGGAGAGCAAAAATGACCTCTAAGGCCTGGCTGATAATCGGCATTGAGCTGCTTTTATCCTTCCTGGTTGTTTACCTCCTGCTCGGCAAGGTCGGTGAAGAGAAGAAGCGTGCTGACGACGCCGAGCAAAACCTGAAACTGGCAACCGCCACCATCACCGATATGCAGGTGCGCCAGCGTGATGTTGCTGCGCTTGATGCAAAATATACGAAGGAACTCGAAGATGCGAATGCTGAGAATGCTGCTCTGCAGCGCAAGCTTGATAATGGTGGCCGGGTGCTCGTCAAAGGGCTCTGTCCAGTGCCAGCCACAACCGAAGCCGCCAGCACCGCCGGCATGGGCCATGAAGCCAACGTCGAACTCTCTGACGTTGCTGGACGAAACGTTCTCGGTATCCGTTCCGGAATCATCAGTGATCAAACAGCATTGAGGGCATTGCAGGAATATATCAGCAAGCAGTGCTTACAGTGATTTGGAAGCACATTCATAAAGATATGGCAGACGAATAACCTACAAAAAAAGGTAGGGTTAAGCTATTGTCATTACACCATAAGCTGCATTCTTTTATAGTTTGTCCAGGAACGAACTTTAACTAAACCCCTCTGGAATGTACTCATGGATAGCTTAACTGGCTTTGTAGTGTTTCTGATTGTTTGTCTTGTATTTGGATACCTGTGTCATGTATTTGCCAACCGAAAAATTAACAAAGCTAAGGCTGAAATTGAATCCCGTGAAGCAAGAGGGAAACCCCTTCCAGAAGATGTTGTAAAGTACATGCTAGGAAGCGCAGGCTTCATTGCTGTGACATGTTCTACTATCAGCTTCATTTCACTCATCATCGCCCTTAGTTGCCTTGCCTTCTGGTTTTTCCCGTGAAAGGGGAATGGTAAGTGCTTGCCATTATTTAAATTAAGAGTCGCCTGAGAGCGGCTTTTTTATTTCAAATAGAACCTCATCCATGAGGCTCTGACACAGTCTCTCCTCTGGACTTTAACCGTAGCAAATTCTCAAAGCCTCGCAGCCGCGGGGCTTTATGCTATGCGGTTAAGCGACGCGGCACTGGACAGGTACGTGTTTAAGTGCATGATAACCACTTTGAAACGGAGGTTATTATGTATCAGTTATTAAGAACCTATTTGATAGGTGCGGATCGGAAATATGAGCTTTACGGTGATGTTGACGCAGGTGATAGAGTAACCAAAGTGCTGCAATATGCTTTAAGGTCGCTAAACCCAGAAGAAAAGACTACCCACTGGGTCTGTTGCGGCGAAGTAGATATCAGCGAATACAAGCTCAGCAGCCAGAACCCGTCAATGACTTATCAGGTGGACAGGAAGAACAACGATATTCATTCAATTCGAGAGCTATGTAAGAAATTAGCTATGGAATAACCTGACCGCCTTCGGGCGGTTGTTATTGCTAAAACTATGGTGCGGCTCATTGTAAGGGCTGTAGCGGATAGATGGTTATTACCCCACTGTAGGGGATAAGTATTACAATAGATATTCTCTAAGCGCTTGTGCTATTGTCCATCTCTAAGTTCGCTTTGAAAAGAGGATGCCATGTCAGAAAGAGAAATAGATTTAGAACAGGCACTAATCGCAGTAATTGGTGCTTACCGTAAAGCTGGTGGAGATGTTGATAAACTAGTTCAGGATGCTAACGCCCTGATTCTCGGGCACAGTGAATACCGCATCGTTGATCATCCGCATGTTGCCCAGGCATGTACTGAGATTGAAAATGCGGTGAACTTTAAAAAATAACCCCAGCAGTTGAATAAAGCCTCGCATCAGCGAGGCTTTTTTATGCGTCTCGCCCGATCTAGTCATAAAACGTAGTTCAGCTGTAAACCATTAGTTGTTGCTGGTGGCTTATTTATTGGAGTGAATATGGCATCCAGTTCGTCCTGGCATCGTCTCTATAACACCAAAAGTTGGTATCAGCTCCGCTTCCATCAACTACAGAAACAACCACTGTGTGAGTTTCATCTCAAACGAAACCAGGTGATATCCGCAGCTGTCGTCGATCACATCACCCCGCACAAGGGCGATGAGATCCTCTTTCATGACCCGAATAATTTGCAAAGTTTATGCAAACGCTGCCACGACTCCGTTAAGCAACGCATGGAGAAGGGCGGCACGGTAACTGAGTTCGACAATGATGGCCGGGTTATCTGGTAATAGGGGGAAGCAATGCAAGACCTGAAGATTGAATACCGCGATGGCAAGCTGGTGGATCTGAGCATTGACGGTGTGAAATTTAAAACTGCCACCGCGATCACTTTCAACCATGAAGTCGGCGAAACACTGCCAACCGTCAGCCTGACCTTCCCGCTCGTTGTCGGCGAGCGGCTGGTGCCCGCCAGCCTCTCCCGTGAAAATCTGCGAATTATTGAAAAATGAGATTCATTCTCACATCGTTGATGCGATGGCAGGGGGAGGGGTAAAACTCTGACAGCAACATTTTAAAGACCGCGCTCCCAGTTTCATTTTTAAAAACGTCCAGAAAAAAAGGAAAAACGCGATGGCACAGCGAGGCAGAAAGTCTCTGGCTGCGACGTCTGCTGTCTCGCTGCCAGCACTGGCTGAAAGCAGGCTACAGCCGTCCATCCATCTGAGCGATCCGGAGATAAACGTCTGGGTCCGGCTGGTCAATGACAACCCGGCCAGCTCATTTACCGAAACGCACCGCGATATGCTGGAAATGTACTGCCGACATGTGGTGCAGGCGCGGCTCTTAACCACCCAGATTGAAGAGTTCGAGCTGGAGTGGCTGGCCCGGGATGATGGACTGAAGCGCTACGACAAATTGCTCACCATGCGCGAACGCGAAGTGCGCTCTGCGTCCTCACTGGCGACGCGGCTGCGAATCACCCGGCAGGCGACTGCCGATCCCAAAACGGTAGGCCGTGCCAACAACAATCTGCCACGGGAGAGAAAACCCTGGGAAATTGAATAAGGCTCTTCGATGGCTAAAAAAACTCTGACAAGAGCCGAGAGGAATATCCTCTGGTGCGAAAGAAATATCGTTATTCCTGAAGGTAAGTTTGTTGGCCAGCCCCTGAAAATGGCTGAGTTCATGAAGGACGACTTCAGGGCCATTTTCGACAACAGGCATGGCACACGTCGCGCAATCATCAGCCGCGGGCGCAAAAACGCCAAAACTGTTGAAACCGCTATGCTGATGCTGCTCTACCTGGTGGGGCCGGAGGCGGCACCGAACTCGCAGCTGTATTCTGCCGCACGCTCGCGTGACCAGGCGGCCATTCTGTTTAACCTGGCCTCAAAAATGTGCCGGATGAATCCGGTGCTCATGCAGTACGTGGCGATCAAGGATTCAGCAAAAGAAATTCACTGCCCTGAGCTTGGCTCTTATTACCGCGCACTGAGCGCCGAGGCCACCACGGCCTACGGTTTCTCGCCGCGATTTGTCGCCCACGATGAGCTGGGGCAGGTTCGCGGGCCGCGCGACCCGCTTTATGAAGCGCTGGAAACGGCGACCGCTGCTCAGGATAACCCTATCTCGGTAATCATCAGCACCCAGGCACCCGATGCGAGCGACCTGCTCAGCCTGCTGATTGATGATGGCCTGACCGGGGCCGATCCGCGAACGGTGGTCAGGCTCCAGACCGCGCCGGAAGATATCGATCCTTTCTCTGTTGAAGCCATCAGGCTGGCAAACCCGGCCTTCGATGTGTTCATGAACCAGAAAGAAGTGCTGGATATGGCCGCCAGCGCAAAACGCCTGCCGTCGCGCCAGGCTGAGTTTGAGAACCTTGTACTAAACCGCAGGGTTGAGGCGAAAAGCCCGTTCGTGAGCCAGACCGTCTGGCACATGAATAAAGAGGAACCCGGCGAACTGGCGGGCGCTACCGTCTGGGGTGGGCTGGATCTTTCCAGTGTGTCGGACCTGACAGCGCTGGTGCTCAACACAACCCAGGGCGATGTGCACTGTAAGTTCTGGCTACCTGAGGAAGGTCTGGCGGATAAGGCACGCAACGATCGTGTGCCTTATGACATCTGGGCGAGGCAGGGCTGGCTGAACACGACACCCGGGAAAGCTATTGAGTATGCCTTTATTGCCCGGGAGCTGCGGCGCGTTTTTGATATCTGTAACGTCAGGGTACTGGCGTTCGACCGCTATAACATGCGATTCCTTCGTCCGCATCTTATCGACGCCGGTTTCACTGAGGCGGAGCTTGAGCGGTTCGTGGAATTCGGCCAGGGTTTTGTCTCCATGTCGCCTGCACTCAGGGAACTGGAAGCCAGACTGCTCGGCGCGCAGCTTAAGCATGGCAACCACCCAATCCTCGAAATGTGCGCCAAAAACGCCACGGTAATCACCGACCCCGCCGGTAACCGCAAGTTTGTTAAAGGCAAGTCGAGCGGCCGTATCGACGGCATGGTGGCGCTGGCCATGTCTATCGGCGCGCAGACCAGTGATGAGGTGGAAGACCCTGGCGACGTTAACGATTTCATTTACAACTTTTTGAGCGTTTAAAAATGGCAGATACCGATTACAGCATTGACCTGCGAACGCGATCGCCATTCTGGGCGCGCATGGCCTCTATTCTGACCGGTGGCCGCCTGGTCTCACCGGATAATGGCTCGCAGATGGCGGGCACATCCGCTCACGGCACTGTCGGGGAATCGGTGGTGAGCGATGAACGCAACATGTCGATCAGCACCGTATGGGCCTGTATCCGGCTCATCTCCACCGTAACAGCCTCGTTACCGCTGGATGTTTTTGAAACCATCGATGATCAGCGAAAGAAAGTCGGCAACCAGAACCCGCTGGCGAAGCTTCTTCGCTTCCGGCCCAACAACTTCATGACCGCGCTGGAGTTTCGCGAAGCGATGACAATGCAACTCTGCGCCTACGGCAATGCCTACGCGCATGTGGAGCGTAACAGCGTCGGCGATGTCATCAGCCTGCTTCCGCTGATGAGCGCGAATATGGATGTCCGGCTCGATGGAAAAAATGTCATATACCGGTACCGGCGCGACAGCGAGTATGTGGACTTTAAACCAAAGGAGATCTTCCACCTGAAAGGCTTCGGCTTTAACGGGCTGGTCGGGTTATCGCCGCTGGCGTTCAGCGCCAAATCTGCAGGCGTGGCGATTGCTATGGAAGATAACCAGCGGGAGTTTTTCGCCAACGGCGCGAAGTCACCGCAAATCCTGATGACTGACGGCAAGGTGCTGACTAAAGAGCAGCGCGGGCAGCTGGAGGAAAACTTTAAGGAGATTGCCGGTGGCCCGGTGAGAAAACGCCTCTGGATCCTTGAGAGCGGGTTCACCTCGCAGCCTATCGGTATCTCGCCGCAGGACGCACAGATGCTTGAGGCCCGAAAGTTTCAGGTGGCAGAGCTTGCGCGCTTTTATGGTGTTCCGCCGCACCTGGTTGGTGATGTTGAAAAAACAACTTCATGGGGCAGCGGCATTGAGCAGCAGAACCTCGGCTTTCTCCAGTACACCCTGAAGCCCTATCTCGATCGCTGGGAGTACAGCATAGAGCGCTGGCTGGTAAAAGAATCCGATCAGGGAAGGCTGCACGCCGAGCATAACCTTGATGGCCTTCTTCGTGGTGACTCAGCGAGCCGCGCTACCTTCATGCAAACCATGGTTAATACAGGGATCCGAACCGTTAACGAAGTGCGGCGACTGGATAATCTTCCGCCTTTGCCTGGCGGTGATGTGGCGACGCGCCAGTCGCAGAACGTACCCATTACCGACCTCGGAACAAACAAAGAGCCCCGCAATGACGGGGCTTAATCTTTATGGGGGCCACGATGCCTGAAATTCACAAGACGCTGGCGTTCGACCAGACCGAAATCAAGTTTACCGGCGACGGCAGCAAGGGAACGTTTGAAGGGTATGCCTCGGTTTTTAATAACACCGACGCCGATGGCGACATTATTTTGCCCGGCGCTTTCGCTGGTGTGGTGGCTAACCAGAGCCGCAAGGTGGCAATGTTCTTCAACCACCAGACGCGAGCTATCCCGGTTGGCAAATGGGATGCCATGCATGAAGACGGGAAGGGGCTTTTTGTTCGCGGGCAGCTCACTCCGGGGTTAAGTCTGGCCGAGGATCTGAAAGCCGCCATGCAGCATGGCACGGTTGAAGGCATGTCGGTGGGTTTTTCAGTCGGCCCTGACGATTACACCGTCGGCACGTCCGGCCTCATTTTTAAAAACATATCTTACCTGCGGGAAATCAGCGTCTGCACCTTCCCGGCCAACGAGCTGGCGGGCGTAACCGCCATGAAGAGTATCGACGGCATTAAAACCATTCGTGACGCGGAGGCCTGGCTGAGGGATTCAGTCGGCCTTACGCGCGCTGAAGCGCAGGCGTTTATCGCCCGCGTGAAGTCCGCAGGCCGAAGCGAGTTCGGCGGCGGCGACATTGACGCGCTGGCACAGCGCATATCTTCCTTTGCCGCTAACCTGCGGAACCCTTAACGGAGCAAAACATGTCTGAATTAGCATCCCTGGAAAAAGCGATCGAGAACTCCCAGAAAGAAGTGAAGGAGCTTATCGAAGAACAGCGTAAATCCATCAACCAGAACGGCGAAATCAACAAGCAGCTGCAGACCGACCTGGCTAAAGCCCAGGATGAACTGAAAACCACCGGTACCCGTCTGTTCGATCTTGAACAGAAACTGGCTGGCAACTCGCCTGAACAGACCGCCCAGAAGTCCTTTGCAGAGCGCGTGTCCGAAGACCTGATGAAAGGCTGGGATGGCTCACGCACGAAAGCGAAAGTGACCAGCTTCGACAAAGCGATCGGCTCTGGCGCTAACTCCGCTGGCGCGCTGGTTCTGCCACAGCAGCAGCCAGGTATCCTGATGCCGGGCCTGCGTCGCCTGACCGTCCGTGACCTGCTGGCACAGGGGCGCATCACCAGTAACGCGCTGGAATACGTGCGTGAAAATGTGTTCACCAACGCTGCGGCACCAGTGGCGGAGGGAACCCTCAAACCGGAAAGTAACATCACCTTCACCAAAGAAACGGCGAACGTGAAAACCATCGCCCACTGGATCCAGGCGTCGCGCCAGATCATGGATGACGCCCCGGCGCTGCAATCCTACATCAACTCCCGCATGATGTATGGCCTGGCGCTGGTGGAAGAGAACCAGATGCTGAACGGGGATGGCACCGGTGACAACCTCCAGGGGCTGAACGTGGTGGCGACCGACTACGAAACCGCACTCAACGCGACCGGAGATACCGGTGCCGATGTTCTGGCACACGCCATCTACCAGGTGTCGCTGAGTGAGTTTGAAGCCGATGGCATCATTCTGAACCCGGCAGACTGGCACCGTATCGCGCTGCTGAAAGACGCCAACGGCAATTACATCATGGGCGGCCCGCAGGCGTTTGCCTCGAAAGTGCTGTGGGGTCTGCCGGTGGTGTCAACCACGGCGCAGGCGGCAGGCAAATTCACCGTCGGCGCGTTTGGCCTGGCATCTCAGGTGTGGGACCGCATGGATGCCACTATCGAGATCAGTAACCAGGATCGCGACAACTTCGTTAAAAACATGCTGACCATTCTGTGCGAAGAGCGCCTGGCGCTGGCGCACTACCGTCCTGCAGCTATCGTCACTGGCGATGTTGCGGTTTCCTCCGGCGAATAACAGAAGGGCGCGGTCAGTAATGGCCGCGTTTAATGTATGAAAATTAAAGCTCTCCGTATGTTCTCGCATTATCACCTGGGTACGGTATCCCAGGGCGAAACCCGCGTGGTGAAGAAAGAAATCGGCGAAGCGCTGGTGAAAATGCATCTGGCTGTTGAAGTTGAATCCGGCAAGGAGAAAAGCTCTCCTCCTGAACAGCCTGAACAGCCTCAAAAATCCAAAGCTGGGGGTAAAGGTGGAAATAAGCGCGGAGCAGATGGCGCTGATAAAGACGCATCTGAGGGTTGATAGTGACTTAGAAGATTCGCTTATCGCAGCCTACGCATCGGCGGCCGTCGATTATGTTGAGCAGTTCTGCGATGGCGCGCTGGTGGAAGCCATGACGCCGACACCTGAAGACAGAGAACCTCCCCGTGAGGTTCTTTTTACTCCCGGGATATGGGCCGCAATGCTTTTGTTGATTGGTCACTGGTATGCGAACCGTGAAGCGGCAGCGCAGAACCTCACGGAAATGCCGCTGGGCGTTGAGGCACTTCTGATGCGCCACCGGAGGTGGCACTGATGGCCTGTTCAGGATGTGCCGCCCGCCGTGAGTGGCTTAAAAACTGGATGAAAATCGCCTATGAACGAGCAACAGGTAAACGAACTGCTGGAAGCGCTGGAGTCCCAGACAAAGGCGCAGAAAGACCAGACCGCCGCGATAAACCGCCTGGCGGAATCCAATGAAGCCCTGGCTGCCGTGATTTACCAGTCGATGGTCTCTGATGAGGACGACGACGGGTTACCACCGCAGACCTATCTGAGCGGTAAACCCAGGGGTTAAACATGCAGGCAGGCAAACTGAACAAGCGCGTGAAGCTACAGAAGCCTGTGAAAATGCAGAGTCCGGCCACCGGCGCGGTGGTTAATGGCTGGGCTGATGTTGCTGAACTCTGGGCTAACGTTACAGACCTTTCCGCGCGCGATTTTGTGGCCGCGCAGGCGGGGCAAAATGAGATCACGACCCGGATCACCATCCGCTGGCGTGAAGATGTCACCGATAAACACCGTATTCTTTACCGCGGACGAGTCTACGACATTCAGGGTGTGCTGGAAGACGATAAAGGTGGTCTGGAATATTTAACGCTTCCATGCTCCCGTGGGGTTAATGATGGCTGATGGCATTGATGTTCAGATCACCGGCATTGAGTCGCTGAAGCAGAAACTCAACGAGGTGAATGACGACCTGAAGCGAAAGGGCGGGCGCGCTGCGCTGCGCAAAGCAGGCAACGTTATTGTGAACCAGATTAAGGCGAACGCCCTGCGTCTGGACGATCCGAAAACGGCGCGCAGTATTGCAGATAATGCGGCGCAGCGCTGGAATGGAAGGCTGTTTAAGCAAACCGGCAACCTCGGCTTTCGGATTGGTATTCTGCAGGGGGCGAGACTCAAAAAGGATCCCAGCCTGGCCGCAGATGCACCCACACCACACTGGCGTTTGCTGGAGTTTGGTACGGAAAAAATGACACCGAAACCCCTTGTTCGCGCAGCGGCAACCTCCCGCACTCAGGAGGTGATCGCCACGTTCGCCACCGAGTATGAAAAAAGCATTGACCGGGCGCTGCGACGAGCGCGCCGAAAAGGAGGCGGATCGTGATTGCTCCCCTGTTTTCTGTGTGCGTGGCCAGTCCGGCAGTGCGGGCGCTGATTGGCGATTCGCCCGTGCGGCTTTACCCGTTCGGACAGCAGGACGATAACGTGATTTATCCCTATGTCGTCTGGCAGAACGTGAACGGCGCACCTGAGAACTATCTCGGCCAGCGCCCGGATGCAGATACCTGGTCACTGCAGGTTGATGCCTGGGCGGATACCCCGGATGAGGTGATAGCTGTGGCCGCCGCGCTGCGTGATGCCATTGAACCCCACGCTCATATAACCCGCTGGGGCGGGCAGGAACGAGACCCCGAAACAAAGCGCTATCGCTATTCCATCGATGTTGACTGGATAGTGAAGCGATAACCCTCAATACACCGGCCCGGCGCCGGTTTTTTTATGCACGGAGAAAACCATGTCTGTACTGACGCAAGGCACTCAGTTTTTTGTGCTCGCCCAGGGCGCGGTAAGTGAAATCGAATGCATCACCAGTTTTTCACCGGGTGGCAACCCGGCGGATCAGATTGAAGACACCTGCCTTTCTGAGCGAAACAGCCGCACCTATAAGGTCGGTCTGCGTACGCCCGGCCAGGCGACGGTGGGTCTGAACGCTGACCCGGAAAACGCCAGCCATATTATGCTGCACAACCTGGCGAACTCGGACGACCACGAAGAACTGACGTTTGCGGTGGGCTGGTCTGACGGCACTGCATCTCCGACGGCAGCCGCCCAGGGTGCAGCAGGTTCAGTGGATGGCCTGACGCTACCGGAAAGCCGCACCTGGTTTATTTTTCGCGGCTATGTCTCTGACTTCCCGTTTGACTTCTCCGCCAATACGGTGGTGACCACTTCAGCAACCATCCAGCGTTCAGGCGGATCGGTCTGGGTACCTAAGGCGGGTGATTAATGAAACTGACTCTCGATGCACTTAAACAGGCCGGGGCATTCACCGGCCGCCCGGTAGAAAAGCAGATCACCTGGCGCCAGGGCGAGGAGGAGTTCAGCGCTACTGTCTTTGTTCGCCCGCTGGGCTATCACTCTGCGATGACGGATGTGATGGCGGCAAACGGGCGCGTGGATGGCGTGGCAGGACGGATCGCCGCGTCCGTCTGCGATGAGAACGGGAAACCGGTATTCACCCCGGCGGACATTACCGGCGAGGCGGACCCGGAACGCGGTGCGCTGGATGGTGCGCTCACTATCGCTCTGCTGTTAGCCATCCAGGAGGTTAACGATCTGGGAAAGACGAACTCAGCGCCGACGATGAATTCTGGTGCGAACTCGTCCTGAATGGTATAGGCGGGCATACCATCGCCCAGGCTCAGGAAGTTCTCAGTTTCCGGGAATTTCAGATATGGGTGAAATACCGTGAGCGTTACGGGAGCCTCAATCCGATGCTTCGCACGGAATGGGCTGGCGGGATGATCTCCAGCACTATCGCCAACGTGAACCGTGGTAAAGACGCACCGCCTTTCAGCGTCACTGATTTCACCCTTCACTTTACCAAAACAACGGCCACCACAGACCCCGTCACGCTTGATGAGGCTAAGCGGACCTGGTTTTAAACACTCACGGAGACGGTATGGCAGCCAGATCACTTGGAACCCTGACTATTGACCTGATTGCCAATATCGGGGGCTTCGCGGCGGGCCTTAACCGGGCGGAGCGGCAGTCTCAAAAATGGCGCCGTCAGGTACAGGAGGATGTCCGTCTTGCCGGTGCCGCACTGGGGTCGATGGCAACCATCGCGGCCGCAGCAGCGGTATCTGCAGGCGTGGCAGGTATCAACCTGTTAAAAACCACATCAAAGCAGATCGCTGAAACCGACAGGCTCGCCAAATCCCTGCGTATGTCCACACAGGACTTACTGGCCTGGCAGTTCGCCTCCCAGAAAGCTGGCGTGTCAGGCGAACAAATGGCCGACATCTTCAAGGATATCGGCGACAAGATTGGTGATGCGGTTCTTAACCAGTCGGGTGAGGCCGTCGATGCGCTGAATGCTCTCGGCCTGTCAGCGAAGAAGTTGTCCACGGAAACGCCCGACCGACAACTGCTGGCAATCGCCGGGGCGCTGGAAAAGGTAGGTACTAACGCCGAAAAGATCACCATACTCGAAAGCCTGGGCAACGACCTCTCAAAACTGTTGCCGCTTTTCGATAACAACAGCCAGAAGCTTCAGCAGTTTCTTAAGCTGTCACGGCAATACGGCGTAGCGCCGGATCCCCAGTCCATTGATGATCTGGTCAAAGTAAACTCACTTTTTGAGGATATGGAGACCCAGGCGCAGGGATTAAAACTCGAAATAGCAACAGGTCTGGCGCGTGTAGATCTTTCACCCTTACAGGCCGGACTGAGTGATTTGCGGGCAGTATTCACCGATCCTAAAGTCCTGCAGGGACTGGCAGATATGGTAGGAGGAATTGCTTCCCTTGTCGGCTGGCTGGGCAAAGCCGCGTCATCGCTGGGTAGCCTTATTGATAATTATCAGGGCGGGCAAAAATTATCCGCGAACGCCTCGTTGTTTGAAGTTGAACGGCGGATCAGAAACCTTGAAGCCGATCTGAATGACGAAGGTTTCCTGGCGGGTGTTAATCGCCTCGGCATGGATACGGAAGGGAAGCAGAAGGAGCTGAACGAACTACTGGCGCAGCGTACTCGCCTAAAGTCGATTGCTGCAGCGGCGCCTGTTATTTCCTCCGCAACATCTCCTGTTACTGCCTCAGGTAATTACACCCTCGCTCCAGGCGAGTCCAACGGAAAAGTGACCCCTGACACGGGTGCCAAAAAGCTGGAAAGTGCCTTCAAATCCATGGAACTGGGCTACCTGCGCCAGATTGCACTGATCGACACCACCGGCCAGAAAACAGCAGAGGTGACCGAGCAGCAGAAACTTCAGTTTGATCTGGCGGAGGGAAAGCTCACCGATATTAACGACGCCCAAAAAGTCCGGCTGCAGCAGCTGGCCCAGGAAGTGGACCGTCTGAATCAGCTTAAAAAAGCCAATGAAGAAAACGCGAAAGTGGCGGCGTTCATCGCAGGCCTGCAGGCGCAGAACAATAATGCCCGCGCGGATTTGAGCGTGGATATTCAGGGGGCCGGAATCGGCAATAAACAGCGTGAACGGCTCAGGGAACGACTGGGTATCGAGCGAGACTATCTCGACCAGCAGCGGGAGCTTCAAAAGCAGTATCAGGCTGGTGATATCAGCCTGACGGTTTATGACCGGGAAACGCAGGCTTTAAAGGATGCGCAGGCTGAAAGGCTGGAAATCCAGGAGGATTACTACAAACAAATTGATGCGCTACAGGCTGACTGGATAACCGGTGCGCGGGACGGACTTGCCGACTGGGTTGATGATTCCACGAACTATGCAGCGCTGGCGGCCGACGCCATGCAAAGCGCGCTATCAGGTATCAGCAGCAACATCGTTGACATGCTCAACGGCAACAAAGCGAGCTGGAAAGACTGGGGCATCAGTGTCATGAAAGTCATTGAACAGGTAATGGTGAACATGATGATCGCCAACGCGGCCAGCTCCATCGGTTCGCTGTTTGGCGGCGCTGCCTCCTCTTCCGCAGGCAGCGGCACCGCGCTTCAGTCATACGGGGCAAAACTGCAGTTCAACGCCAAAGGTGGTGTTTACTCTTCAGCAGATCTGAGCCAGTACAGTAATTCTGTCGTGAGTTCCCCCACAATGTTTGCGTTTGCCAAAGGTGCCGGACTGATGGGGGAGGCAGGGCCGGAAGCCATCATGCCGCTTACCCGCGCTGCCGATGGTTCCCTGGGCGTACGCGCTGTCGGAAATGGCGGCATTACGCCGGGCGGCGGTGGCGCGCCGCAGGTCAATATCCGTATTGATGGCAACGGCAACACCCAGACGCAGGCGAGCGGGGGTTATGAGCAGTTCGGGCGTGAAGTGGGCAACTTTGTCGATCGGCGTTACCGCGAGCTGATTGGCCGTGATATGTCCCCGGGTGGCGCGCTCTGGAATCTGGCAAAAGGAGGTCGCTGATGGCTCTTGAAACGTTCAGCTGGTGTCCACGAATCAATGCGGAACAGGAGGTAAATTTTCGCCGTCGTACCGCGCAGTTTGGTGACGGTTACCAGCAGGTGTCCGGGGACGGGATTAATCCCCGGTCGCAAAAGTGGAATCTTCAGTTCACCGGTACCGAAGCGTACATCGGGGCGATTAAAGCCTTTCTCGATCGCCATCAGGGTGTGAAGGCATTTCAGTGGCACCCGCCACTTGAGCCAGTGGGGTTATATCGTTGCGACACCTACACTCCGACTTCGCTGGGCGCCGGACTCTTCAACCTTTCTGCAACTTTTGAGCAGGCTTATAAACCATGAGCTTAAACAGTGATTACCAGAAACTTGAGCTGGGCAATGAGGTCCGGCTTTTTTCTGTAGATGGCACGGCGTTCGGTACCGGAGAAGTGCTGCGTTTCCACAGCTACAACGTTCCGCATACAGAAGCAGAGATTGTGGCCGCTGGTGGTGATGAATCGAAACTACCCGCCAAAAGCATTTGGTGGCAGGGGCAGGAATACAAAGCATGGCCGTGCCAGATTGACGGGGTCGAAGCGTCAACCAGCGGCAGCAGCGCACAACCGAAATTATCGGTCGCTAACCTGGACGGCTCTGTCACCGCACTATGCCTGGCGTATGACGACCTGCTTCAGGCTAAAGTGACGATTCACGACACACTGGCCCATTACCTTGATGCACGTAATTTCGCCGGAGGAAACCCGGCGGCAGACGCCACGCAGGAAAAGCTGCAGGTCTGGTATATCGACGCAAAAACGGCTGAAACAAACGAAGTGGTGGAGTTCGCGTTATCCAGCCCGATGGATCTGCAGGGCCTGATGATACCGACACGCCAGCTCCATTCTCTTTGCAACTGGTGCATTCGTAATAAATACCGTACCGGTGATGGTTGCGATTACGCCGGGTCCCGCTATTTCGATAAAAACAACAATCCGGTCAGTGATCCTTCTCTGGACGAATGCAACGGCACTCTTTCTGCCTGCAAGCTTCGGTTCGGTGAAAATAACGAACTCTCATTCGGCGGTTTCCCGGGCACCTCATTGATCAGGAGTTAACATGCGTAAAAAGACCGTCACGGCCATCATGGCACATGCTGCGCAGGAGTATCCGCGCGAGTGCTGCGGCGTGGTAGCGCAGAAGAGCCGGGTAGAGCGATATTTTCCCTGCCGTAATCTGGCCACGACTCCAGAGGACAATTTTGTCCTTTGCCCGGAAGACTACGCCACCGCCGAAGAATGGGGATCCGTGACCGCCATCGTTCACAGCCACCCCGATGCAACCACCCAGCCTAGCGAAACGGATAAGGCACAGTGTGATCTCAACGGGCTACCCTGGCACATCGTCAGTTGGCCGGAAGGTGACTTACGTACCATCTTACCGCGGGGAGAGATCCCCCTCATCGAGCGGCCTTTCGTCCTGGGCGTGTACGATTGCTGGGGGCTGGTGATGAGCTATTTCCGGCAGGCGCACGGCATCGAGCTGCATGACTACAGGGTGAATTATCCCTGGTGGGAGGACGAGTACACGGATAACTTCTACCAGGAATGCTGGTATGAATGCGGGTTCCGTGAGTTCGACGGACCACCACAGCTTGGTGATATGGTGATCATGCAGGTTCAGGCTAATAAGTGGAATCACGCAGGCATTCTGCTGGAAGGCAATATGCTTCTGCACCATCTGTACGGACATCTGAGCCAGCGTGTGCCCTATGGAGGCTACTGGCAGGAACGGACAATGAAGGTTCTGCGTTACAAATCTCTGTGCTAACCTTTCGAAAAACGAAAGGAGATAGGGATATGAAAAAGGCTTTGCTGCTTCTATTCGCTTTAGGCGTTGCTGGCTGTTCAACCACGGCGGTTAATTCTAATACTGCCAGGCAGGTACCTTCGGAACGTGTATTGATGAAAGGGTCTGGTGACTCAGTAATTAGCATTACACGTGATAAAGGATGGTTTGCTGGAGGCGGATGCTTCGTCGAAGTGATTGTTGATGGAAAATCCTACGCCAGAATTGACACGGGTGAAACAATCGATATTAACGTCGCTCCTGGTCGCCATATTCTAGGAATATCCGGTGACTCAAAAGGCAAAGGGTTATGCGCAATGCAAGTGGGACAGCCTATAAAAGAAACCTCTACACAAATTAACAGTAAAGAGCACCAGAAATTTAGAATTACTGGTGATACCAATTCAGGTTTAGATATCAGACCAACGATGCTCTAAACCTTCCGCGTTAATGATTAGCCACCTTTAGGTGGCTTTTTTATTGGTGAATACATGCAAGAAATCATGGTGAAAATAGAGCTTAGCGGGGTGTTGGGTAAACAATTTGGTAAAATTCACAATAGGTTAGTCACAACAAGTTCAGAAATTATTAAGGCACTTTGCTGCACAATCGATGGTTTTGAAAAGTATCTAAATACTAGTAAACAGCGCGGTTTAACGTATGCCATATTTCGTGGTAAGAAAAACATTGGCTTAGATGATTTGGGCTTTCCGGTAACAGAAGATGTTTTCCGCATAGTGCCCGTAGTAATTGGCAGTAAAAAAGCAGGTCTGCTGCAAACTATTTTAGGCGCCGTCCTGGTAGTTGCTGGATATGCACTATCTGGTTTTACTGGAGGGGCCAGTATGGCATTGGTCGCTCCAGGTGTTGCATTAATGGCTGGTGGCGTGATTCAGATGCTTTCCCCTCAGCCTTCCGGTTTAGCCAGTAAGCAGGATGCCGATAACCGGGCCTCATATGCGTTCGGCGGGGTAACTAACACCGCAGCACAGGGTTATCCGGTTCCCCTGCTTTACGGACGTCGGCGCATCGGCGGCGCGATCATCTCCGCAGGCATTTACGTCGAAGATCAGCAGTAACAATAATCCTTTCATTCAGGCCACCTCTGGGTGGCTTTTTTTATGGGCGCAATATGGTAAACGCAACCGCTATCAGGGGCCGCAAAGGCGGTGGCTCTAAATCACGCACACCCACCGAACAACCCGATGATCTCCAGTCTGTGGCGAAGGCCAAAATTCTGATAGCTCTGGGTGAGGGAGAGTTTTCCGGCCAGCTCACCGGTAAAAATATTTATCTGGATGGTACCGCACTGGAGAACGCAGACGGATCGCCAAACTTTAGCGGGGTGGTGTGGGAGTTTCGCCCGGGTAACCAGGCACAGAGCTATATCCAGGGCATACCGGGTACAGAAAACGAAATCACCGTAGGTAC